TCAAGTCAAAACAGGAGAGGACTGACTCGCCAGGTTGGCGAGCAGTCTTCACTGTAGTTGCTTCAGACTTTTTGTTATTAGCACTAGCTTTTCCGAACTTTTCTAACGTTTCTGACATATTAAACTCCGTAAACAGGGTCTTCGCCTTCAATTCGCTTCTTGACACCTAAGTCTTTATCGCTCATCGCAACGGCTTTGATAGCTAGGTTTCCTGGGGTTGTCGTTCCGTCTGGGTTAATCAACTCCGTACCGTCGTTGCCGATAGCTGACGTATCGTATTTAGCGATGTCTTGTGAGTAGCTCGACAATTCTGGAGCCGCCATAACGTTCAATTTACCTGTGTATTGTGGATTGACAAAGCGAGCGTTTGAGATGTAGCCGTTCAAGCCGTTACCCTCATTCATCAAGCGGGTTCGTTCGCCGTGGTTGTCTGCGGCATTGTAAACGTCTGCCATCTTGTACAGAGTATTCTGGCGGTTCTGTCCCCACTCTCTGTCTGCTTCTGCAAGGTCATACTTGTATTGGTCTTCAATCTTCGCTAAGTCGTTCCTGTTTGCGGCGTCGAACTCGTTCCAAGCTGTGTCTAGGGCTTGTGAGTTCTTAGCGTATGTTGCGTTCGCCTGTCGGTTCGAGCGGTTAGCAGAGCTTAGAATGCGACGAGCCAATGCACGTGAGCCACCAACACCCATTGTCGACAGAGAGCTGATAAGACCCTCTAGCGTGTTTCGGGTGTTGATATCGGTGTCATTCTTAGCCATACCGAAATCTTGCATCGTCGACAGTTTCTTGCCGTCGTACTTTTTCTTCTCTTTGGTACGCTCTTCTTGCTTTTCATTGACGTGTGCGTCGTGTGTCAATCGAGCTTTTTCTCGCTGAGTATTTCGTTTTGCGTCGTATACGCCGAGTAAGCCATTCAAGCTGTTTATCTGGTCTTGGTCAAGTTTCTTCGCAGGTGCTGAATAACCACCGCCGCCACCAAAACCGCCTCTGAAGCCACCGCCACCACTGACATAACCGCCGCCACCTCGTCGGCTAGGGTTCGGATTTGGGATAAATGAAAATCCTCGTGATTGCCAATAGTTAGTCGTGTTGCCGTCCCAACGACCCGCTGAGTGTGTGCCGCCTGCACCTTTCACCCAAACGTTGCCGTCTTCACCAAGCCAGAACACACCGCCGCTGGATTTAGGTGCGTCATCTCCCCAGCCGCCGCCTCCGCCGCCGCCTCCTGGCTTGTAAATCTCACGTGATTTTGCCTGTATAAATGGCATAGGTAACATTTTTTTCTCCTTTATTTATTTTTTGCTGTTTTACACACTAATTTTATCATATTGTTAGATTTTTATCACCCCCTTCTGGCTTAAGAACTCAATTCCCGTACCGATATACGTGAACAGCAAGCTGAGGTGCGATAATTCATAATATGTGTTAGCGGAGTTTGACCTCACGGAGAAACTTATGTAAGCCGCATTCTTCCGTATCTTTTGGTCTATCTTCTTGTCTTTTGGCGAGAAGATGTCTGATGAATTGACAATAGGCTCGTCCCATCTTCGTCCGCCCCACTCTTTAAGACAATTTGTCCCGCAAGTGCGAATTGCGTCCCAGCTACTACTACTACTACTACTACTACTACTACTACTACGGTCGAAGGTTATCTTATTGGTCTTCAATATATCACCATTTTTTGAGTGTATATTGATAGTCAGGTCTATAAGCCCTATTGCTGAGTCAAACTGCCAGATAGCCTTAAGTAGGTGTACCCACTCCAGGTTGCTTTGATGAAATGGTATAAGACCGCTTTCTATATAACAGTCAAATATGCCACTTTCATCATAATGCTTACGGGAGTTCTTGTAATATCGAAGCAACTTGTTCCCCTGCCTTAGATATAAGCTCGGGCTTTCTTTCTTTGTCGAAGCCCAGCGGAATATACAGTCTGACGGTATTCGCCAGATTGACCAAATGCCACCGTGCAAAATGTCATATACCCATATCTCGTTGTTTTTTTCTTGACCATATGCCACTGTCCAATACAGGGCTTCGTCATAATACGCCGCGTAGCACCTAGACAAGTTAGAGTGCGACAAGTTAAGCACACGGTCGCGGATTGCGGAGCTGATAATATCCGTCGACTGGATACCAGAGATGTTCGGCTTCACACCTGTAGACTTGAACCCGTCCATTGACAGGTAGTACACGTTGTTATTCTCGTGAATAACAGAGAATGGAGCGTCTGTTCCGTCGTTACCCTCACGTTTCTTAAACTGATATGTACCCTCGCTGAATGTCTGCCCGTTGACTGTCGTGGTATTGGTTGTAGCGTAAACGTCCCAGATACCACCTTGCCCAGCCATAGTACGGGTCAATAAGTTAATACAGGTAGTACCAGAGTTATCTCGTCCTAACGCCACCGCCATAGGTGTTTCAGTACCGTTATCGCCAACCTGGTAGCTGTCTGAGCCGTTAGCAGAACCGAAGTACAATTCATTGCCAACATCACCACCCCAGTAGACGATACCTTTCTTATCAATAGCCCACAATCTTCCTGCGATGTTAGTAACAAACCACGCCACAATACCTTCTGTCGTGTTTTCCACAGGGGCGGATTTAAGTAGTGTTGTGGAGCCTGTATCCTGATGTTGCTTCTGCGTTGTTGGCAGATTTTCAGCAATCTTGAAGTACTCGTCGTCAGACGGGGCACCTGTACCGACTGAAACAACCGCCACGTAAACGTTCCAGCTAGTGGCATTTTCATCGATAGTAAGCCCGTCAATCTTGATAGTAGCGGACTTCTTGCCGTCCCAAGTGTCGCGAAGAGTAGATGAAGATATCTTACCCGCTGGCGACATCTTCGTCGAGCCACCGACACCATTGAATGCTACTCGATAGTAGTAGTCAAACGCATTTGTACCACTGGCGTTGTTCGCCGTTACCTCAGGAGCTTTTGTCGGGTCGGCGACTTTAGAGAACCGCTTTAGAGTATTGTCTTTGATGTTATAGCAGGTAAACTTGTCCACGCCGTTACCAATTATCACGTTCTCATTGCTCTGGGCGAACGACGCCACATCTGTTTTTGTGAACGCCATATCGAACTTCTGCCACTCTGAATTGTCAGGTTTCAATACATACAAGTTTGTGTTCGTGCCGTCAGTGAACAGGTTTAGCAAACCCTCTGTTCCGTCAGCTCTCTTAAATGGGAAGTCGCAACCGATTGGCATTAGTCCTTCTGGTAAATCTGGAACGCCAGAATGCAAAAATCCTCCACGTGGACGAACAACACCGTCATAGTCATAAAACGCGTTATAAGCGGTCTTCAGAGCGTCTTCCTGCAAACGGCTTTTAGAGAAGTAAGATATCTGCCCTCGCTTCCAGCTCCTAAGGTCTTTTATCTGAATTGCGTTAGAGTTTTTATCAGCCATATCACATATCCTTGAATGCTATTCTTTTAGGTTCCCTCGGGATAGCACTTTTAATTATTAGTGTTTGTGTTCGCTTGTTGCTCTTACGCATTTCTTTCATAAAGATATCTGCTTGTTTGTAATACCTATCTGCGTTACGGGCGATAAATGGCACTGGACTTGCATCGCACAAAGTGGCAGACATTGTTGCTACCAGCCACGGCACACTGTCGATATCCACCTCTTCAGAGCCTGAGGTGTAAACTTTCGGGTCGTGATAAACAGGTAAAGATATCTCGCAACCTACCAACTTCTCAGGAATATTCTTAAGCCGTATTTTATCGCCAGCCAACGTACAAACACCGTTTCCTTCCGACGCATTGAACTTCGCGTTGTCAATCAACTTGTACTCTGCAACCGTCTTGCCTTGGTCGTCGATGAACCTCACACAGTCATACGGAGTGTCTGAAACGGTCAGTTTGTTTATATCTGGTATGGTATACGCCAACTTATCCTGCTCTATCTTTTCTGGCAGTCTGTAATCTATATCAAAGTACCTTTGCCACTTTATGTATGGCATATGAGCAAGTGCTTCCATAGATTGGTTTAGCACATTCAAGTAAGTGTTGAAGTCGTCGCTCCCCTCTATGACCTGCTCGTATTCGCCGTTGACTTTTGTGTATGCTTTTTCAATTATTTGTTTTACCGTTGCCATTTTTGCTTACCTCAATTTGTTTTTTACTTCTGTTAGGATTTCCACGATATCAGCACTCAAGTCTAGCTGGTAGTCATTAGTTCTTTTATTCTTCCTAGCCTCCTCCCTGACGCCTACTGTCGATGAATATTTTGATATGTATTTATCAAGCACCCTGCTTATCTTGTCCACTTCGGTAATGTTCTTTGGCACTTCTTTCTCTCGACCAGTCTTGAACGTATCTCTATACGCCCCCCTCTGTAAAACCTCGCTGGAGTTATACATACTCTACCTCCTCTGGCTGCGGATATGCTGGTTGTGGTGTTACGTCAGCCTCAGTCAACTGAATGCCATATTTCGCCGCCGCTTGTATCTTACCTGCTGGTGGTAAGTCCTTAAATGCTATAGAAACTGACGGGGCTTTTATCTCCGCCATCTGAGCAGACTGCTGTTGTGCTTGTTGTGCTTGTTGCTCGAGTTGTGCCTGTTCGGCTTCTTCTTGCTTGGCGGTTTCCAATCCCGCCTTGACTGCTTCAGCAATCTTAGAACTGCTTTCTAGGTTGGAACTCTTCGTTAATTCCTCAATCAAGTATGGTAGTGCTTCTCGTACGCCCTTAGCTACGCTTGGGTCTGCCTTAGCGACTTCAAAGAACCCTGTCATAAATGTGTTCAATCGTTTCAAGTCTTCTTCCTTAGCCATTTGACGTGTACTTTCAAAGTCGACAGAGATGTTCACCTGCTGGACTTTACTGGTGTCTATAATCACGCTGTCGCCGTTTATAATCTGAGAAGGGTCTTCCTGCTCTATGAGGTTTATGTATTCACTATCAAGTTTAATAACCAACTGAGATTGTTCATTCGCCTCAGCTATCTTCCTTATCTCAGAGATGTATATGTTAATCTGAGCCTCAAGAACTGCCTCAAAGAACTGCTCGTAATTCTTTCGATAATAGTTGTTCTCAATGTCTGCCTTACGGTCTTGGCTATTCACCCCTGCCTGTGTCTTTGAATAAGTTGGGTCGCCGACCTCTGCGGAGATAGAACTGTCATTTGAGCTTGGCAATGACGATAGCAACACTGACTTCACCAAACTGAACAAACTTGGGAAGTTTTGAATAACTGTCGTGTCAATTGGCAACAATTGCATTGAACCGTCTTCGTCATTGAGGAACATCGTGTTACCCTTTTCAAGTTCGAAGTTGTCTTCATCCAGCCCTATACCCTTCACGAACTTAGCAGGTTCCGTATTGTAATCCACTGTGTAAATGAAGTTGCGTAGTAGTGATGTCAAAGCTTGCTGTGCACCATAGCCCATTTCAACCAAAGAACGACCCATAATGTTTATGCCGTCAAAGTCTGAATACAATCCCAAAACACGCCTGTAACCGCTGGTGTTCTTGACTACGCGTAGAATAGTCGCCGACTGGTAGTGGTAAGTGATAATCCAATCGTCATCTACATAAACAAACAACTCATACAATCCTTCTGGAATGTTGAGTAAAGACGCGTAAGTATGGTTTGTTTCCTCGCGTCCCAAAGACGCACCCTTGCCATACTCAAGAACTTTCTTCAGCCCCTCTATATTCCATTTGCCGTCTTCAGCGTCGCCCTTGTCCGTGCCGTTAATCAGCTTCTCGATAGAAGTCTTAGTTTTCATTGTGCGGAATTGAATATAGTTAGCACTGTTAATGCTTGACGCGTAAGCTTCAGGGAACAAATCCCCCCAGAAGATAATCTCAAAACCAACAGTGAACTCGGTCTTATTTCTGGTGAATGGTAAATACACGGCACAAGCACCAAAAGCCATAGCGTTGCGTAATGCTATCCAGTGCTTTTGTAGCAACGAATACCCCTCAGGAGTATTGTTCCTTAGGATAATCTTGTTCGCAATGTATTCATATTTCAAGTCTTCTACTTTACTTTGTGCGTGGGCGTCGACGGTGAATGTCGGTAGCCTTTGGATAACATTCTTCGGTGTTTTCTCTATGTAAGACGACAGGGTGTTATCCACTAACTCGGAATAGTCCATTTTGCTATCGACTTCCCCTGCTGGGGGTTTACGATAAAAGATTTGCTCGTTCCTTTCAGCAAACCCCTTCGTCGCCTTTTGCATAAAGTCGTAGCTCTGTTCTAGTTTCTCAATTAAATCTTCAATTTTTATGTTCATTTTTTGTTCCTCTTAGTCTTTATTGTAACACAAGATTATATACTCCTGCCATCGTAATTCTGGGTTTTATTACGTTTAATTCTTCCGTTAACAGTGGTCTTGATTGATACTGGTGTATATTTGCCCATACCGACATTCTCCATCGAGCGACCCTTTACTGCACCCCATTGAAGACCTGCGTCGCCACGATTGCCTGTTTTGTCCGAAGCACCAAAGCCGCTTCCTCGTCGACCGCCACCAAAGCCGAAGAACCCGCGTCGTCCGTATGGCATAAAGTATCCCTTGCCGTTAATACCATTCTCGTCCTTGTACTCAGCCGCTGGTGTGGTTCCTTTACTTCCCAGCATAGCGTTCAAGGCATTCCACAGGTATGTCTGACCAGATTTAGTAGAGCCTAATCCGCCTTCATCGAAGAAACCGCTGTTATTCAAGGTGTGCATAAAGTTGTTCAATTTCTGGTAGCTAGGAGATTGCAATAAGATATTGTTCTCTTCTGTTGTCAAGTTAGTCTTAGCCGTGTTGTACTCCTCGTAACTAATCTGCTTAGATTTAAGCATACCGTACAAGTTATTCTTCTGTGTAGAGATGTCATATAAAATCCCCCTCTGGTCAGCTGGTAAATCAGTCTGAGCAATAGCATTTCGGACTGATTGCATTGATATAGGTAGCTGTGTATTCTTACTTCCTGACTTATTCGGAATGGACGCGTCAGACCTTAATTCCTTGCCATCTAGTTTCAGCAGTTCTGAGCCACTATCACCGAAGAACCCGTCCTTAATTTGGCGAGATAAGTCAGCTAGCTTGCCATTCTTCTCTAGTTTCTTAGCGTTGTCAGGTTTGCCGTTTTCTGCGTCCAAGAACGTAATGGCATTATGGATAGACCTGAAGTTATTGTCTTTGCCTGTGTTATATGTACCAAACATTTCACGAACGTCTTTACCAAGACCGTTTTCCTTACCGTACTTGACTAAGTCGTCAATTCTCGAATTAAACTCGGCACTAACAGGGTCATTTATCTGTTTATGGATAATTGCCCCTTGGTTATCCACTGTACGTACACGACCTGCGGCATCTCGGCTGTCTGGCAATGTTTCTCTGAACCAAGGGTCGTAAGCCTGACGAATGCTGTTCGTTACCCACTTGCCAAAGTCTTTATCATAAGACGACTTGGCATTCAAACTATCGCCCTTCAAGATATTACCTTCCAAGACACCTTTCTTCCCCGCAAGCCACGGCTGTATACCGTTGTTACTAAACGGAACGAGAGATTTTATGTTGCTGACGGCGTAATTCTTCGCTTGGTACATATTGTCGCCCTCTTCGCCTTCGCCATTTAACCATGACTTTCCTGCAGTTACGAGGTTGTCAGTGCTACTTACGTAAGGCAAGCTATCTGAGATAGCCGCCATAGCCTCTTTAGCTGTCATTTTACCCTGGGCAATCTTTACTGCCGTATATGCACCTGCGATTTCTGGTTCAATATTAGTTGCACGAATTGGGACATACTCATCTTTACCAACACGGATTAAGATACCGCGAGGTTGATTCGTCTTGTCGCCGTTGTTGTATATAATATTTCCTGAGCCAACCAATCCAGCAACCACACCCACAACCCCATAGTCGAATGCAATGTTTTTAATCAATGCGGCAAGGTTCTGAGGTCGCGTCCTGGCAACAGATAACACCTCATCAATAAGAGTTCTATTTGGAACCAACCTATATGCGGCGTTTATAGCAGTGTTAGTTGCCACTCGAGCGTACGGCAGAGCCGCCTCAGTCAAAGCTGCGGCAATACGTTGTTTAGGAGTACCACCAGCCTCAAAGCCTTGAACCAACTTCTGAGCCAACGTTTGCTGACGCTCAGCCAGTGCGTGCAACCTGTTACGTGCGGCGTCGCTACCTGTCGCCATCAATTCGTGCCAGGCTCGGATAGCCTTGTCTGCTTGACGACGGTTAGTCATGGCGTTATGGACACCGTTTAAGACGTTGACTAATGCCTCAGTGTCTGCGTCCATCATTCGAGAGAAGTTTACGATTTCTTGACGAGTAGGGTTTTTGCCTGCCATTTTCAGGGATGCTTCTGCCAACGCCTCACGTATTGGAGCTTTACCCAGATTAGAAGTACCAGTAACTGGCACCATAGCCGTTTCAAGCGTGTTGCCTACGAATCTTTTAGCACCGTCAGTTACAGACACAGGTCTGAAGTTCTTCCAGTTATCAACCGCTGAGTTCAATGCCGACCCGTAGACATTACCACCATTCTTCAAAGCTCGAGCTGAGCGGATAGGGTTCTTAGCAAATGTTTCTGCAGTACCCATAATATCTTGGAGTAAGTTACGTTCTATACCTGGAACACTTACAAGCTGGTTAGCGTTCTTCATACTAACTAAGTTCTCTGTAACATATGCGGCTTTATGACCAAGCGATTGACGACTGTCAGCCAAACGGTTCATTGCGTTTAACTCTGTAGCTATCGCCCCCTTCTGACGCTCAAGTGATGACCATTCCTTAGTTAGCCCTGACGCGTCTGCTAAATTGTCGTTCCTAACCAATTTTCGGTGTTCCTTTTGGATTTGGTTTTGGCGGTCGATGATTTTCTCCATTTCAGCATACTTTTCCGAGTACCGCTCTTTCATCTTCTTGCTCAACTTAGCTTCTCCTAAGATGTCCCCGATTGGCAACTCAGCGTCGCGTGATAAGCCTGACGCTTGAGCTAGTGCCTTCTTAAAGTCCGTTGGAGCCGCCGAACCAGTTACGGCACGTTTTGCAAGCTCTTTCATACCGATACCGCTACCACTACCGCTACTCTGCTCAGGAACCATTCCATCTGGAAGAGATTTCGTAGGAACTGCTTTTTCAGCCTGATTTAATTTAGCATTTATCAATGCTTCTTCGGCTTGAGTTGAGCCCGCTTTTGCCTCCCTAAGAGCACGCTTTTGAACAGATGTTAGAGGCTTAAGGTCTTTACCTAATATGTCCTTAACCACCTCCTTATTTTGTCCTGGAATCTGTAGTTTGATTGGACTTTCATTCTGTCCTGGAATTTGTAACTTAACAGGACTTTTATTTTGTCCTGGAATCTGTAGTGGCTTCTCTTCTTTCAAACTTGGAGTACCTTCCAAAAGTTTATCCAAGTCCTCTTTAGCTTTTACGGAACCAACCTGAGAATTGTCAGGCAAATTGACTCTCTCTGCAGAGGTTGACTGCGGAAGGTCTTCTCGCAAGCCCTGGGGTGTATTAGAGCCTCGGTCCTGTACAGAAGGTATCTGTTGTGTCTGTGGCTCTGAAATACGCTCTGGAACACGCTCTGAGATACGTCCCTCAACGTCCACCTTACCTTCAACTGAGTTAGTTGGTAGCCCCTCTGTTTTTTCTTTCAAGATTTTATCAAACGAACTGACGTTAGGGTCGCTATCAACCCTTGTAGATATATCGTCCGCTTTTTTCGTAAGTGAACCAGGGAGTTCAGATTTCGCACCTGCTGATATGTCATCCGCCAATTCTTTAGTGAACCCATTCCTGACGCGAGATACGCCCCGACCCACAAGGTTAGAACCGAGCCCCAGACCAAACTGAGATGTACCAGCTAATGTAGCGTCCCCTACACCAGATTGAATAGCCGTTCCAAGGTCGCCAGTATTTCCGTAAGTACGACCAGTAGTAGCTACTCCAGTCAATACACCATTCATACCTGCTTCTTTCCCTGCCTGGATTAAGACAGGTCGAAGCTCTGCAAACCTGCCAGCGTTTTTTACTACAGAAGCTCCTTTAGCTATATTCCCAGCTGGGTTGATAAACTGAGTAGCGTCCAAGCCGACCTGCAAACCTTGACCGCCAGCTGTAGAGAAATCACGAACCGTTCCTTGACCTGCCGCAATACGACCTGCCGCCTCGTCAGCACCTGAGACACCAACCAAATTATTACCAGCGATATCTTTGATGTCGTGGATTTTCTTTCGCATACTCTCACCACTCTGCCACAAGTTTTTAGCCGCCGTATTCTCGTCGACACCCATTGCACGGTCTCTCAAGTAATTAAGGACGTGTCCACCTTGAACCGCGGCGTCTGCCACACTACCAACACTTTGCTGAAAACCAGCTCCCAGCATTTTTATAAAGCCCAAAAGCCCTTCATCTTTCTGTGGGGCGGCATACTTGCGTTGCTTCAATTGTGAAGCGGACGCTTGAGCTTGAGCCGCCGCCTGCATTTGAGCCTTGTCAAAGTCTGAAAGTTGAGGCTGTGATTGAGCCGCCTGAGCCTGAGCTGCCTGAGCAGCAGCAGCTGCTTGAGCCTGTGCCGCTGCTGCCGCAGCTGCCGCCGCCTGAGCTCGTGCCGCCGCTTCTGCCTCGTCTTGCCTACGCTTGTTCTCGTCTGCTTGAGCTTTCTCGTCTGACATCAAGTAATTGCCGTCCTGTCCTTGCTGTCCTGCGTCGCCAGCGAAAATGCCTAAACTGCGCCCTGTGTTAGCCGCGTCGTTCTGTGCAGGTTGCCAGCCTTTATTCGCCGAGTTCCAGCCGTCTTGAACAGATTGAATAGACGAGTTCAACTCATCTTTCTTCTTTTTTTCTTCGTCATCATCGTACCAATTATATGTTGCCATTTTTTATTTTTCCCTTTGTTTTAATTTATAACTCTATAATACCAAAAAACCCTGTATAAATACAGGGTCAATTGGAGTATGGATGGTACTAAGCTGTAGCGATGATAGCGACACCCTTGTTTCGTGGAGTTGATACTACACAAGTGTACATGTACAAACCAAGAACCAAAGTACCAAAGGCTACGTTGCTTTCGCTAACCTTTGAGTCGTCCAAGAAACGTGGAGCGGATACGATATCTGGGTTGACAAGGATAAGTCCGACCTTAGTTGGCATCAAGTCAGCTGGGACTTCCTTAACCTTAGCACCATATAACATACCGATATCACCAGTTCGCATACTCTTCTCAAGACCGCCAGTAAATGGTGTCATGATATTAGCTGAGCGAATATTGTCTGCAGTTGTGTTGTTAACATACGCAATACAGTTGTCGCGGAAAAGACGAGCGTTAATCAAGTAGCCACGAGCCTTCAAAAAGTCTGCGACACCGTTAACTGTAGCCATAACCTTCTGGTTGGTTGTTGTAGCGACACCCGCCAAAATACCCAATCGGTAAGCGTCAATCATTGGAACAAGCTGTTCTGCTACGATAGCGTGCAAGATTTTACCACCTTCAACGATAGAGTTGTTCGTTACGGCGACAGTCTTGTCCAAGAACTTCTTGATATCTTTTTGCTGGTCAAGCGTATAAGTAGCGATTGTACTGTCTACGTTTGTGATACCCGCCATTTGCTGAGAAATAGTCTGAGTTGCATTGTGGTCTGTAACCGCACCAGCTGTGGTTACTGTACGAACCTTGACTACTTTTGAACCTTTTTTGAACTCGATTTCTTTGTTGTTTCCTTCAAGTTCTTTTGTGTAGCTCTCATCATCGAAAGGTTGGTCGATAAGATTGCTATAGATTTCTGTTGGTGTAATTGCCATTTTATCTTCTCCTTTTTGGATTGTGTTTTATTATTGTTTGTGTTTGATGAGACACCTTTTGCATCAAGTGCTTTTGCTTCATATTTTACAGGGGAGATGAATACCCAAATCATACTTTTGTGTAAAACACAAGCTTGTAGCTTACTTTCATTATATCATAAATACATATTTGTCAACAATGAAAAACCGCCTCATGGCTGGACGGTTTTTCGAAAAGATTGGAAGTTTTAGAAGTGAGTACACTTCCCTTTAATTATACTACAATTCTTCGTATTCGCGAGCAAGAAGGTCGGCTTTTTTCTCTTCCAGGCTCTTCATCTGGATTTCGGACAAACTTCCTTCATCGTTATCTCGCAACATAATCTCGCCCGTTTCATTGTCTTTGACCAAAGAAAAACGAGATTTTACGTTCTCATCAACAGTAATCTGGAAGTTTTTCGAGCCAGAGATAGCTTCACGCAAAACAGTAGCTAATTCAGACGCTTCACTTGTTGCTGGTGCTGGTGCTGGTGCTGGTGCTGGCATTTCTTTCTCCTCTACCTTAGTTTCTACTTTTGGTGTTTCTTCTACTTTTGGCATTTCTTTCTCCTCTACCTTTTATATTTATTTTTTTATACCGTACATTTTATACAATTTATCAGCCGCTTGCTCTAACGGGTCAGACGATGGCGAATGATAATATGCGGCGTCCTCACTCTCCACTGTAGCGTCAAGAGCATTCAATGGGATATTCCTCTTTGTATTCCTCAATGTTGACGCCGCCTGGAGTATCAACCTAGGGTCTAGTGAGAAACCTGTAATAACAGGATTGTTACCGTAAGGGTTACCTGGCTCTGTGCCTGGAGCATATTCCAGACTACCTTCGATAAGCGGCATAATAGTGTCAGAAAACTCCTTATCAAACTTATCACTTCGGACATCTAGCTCTGCGGTGTTTTCCAAGATATTATTCAGCAAGTCGTATGCTTCGACCGACTTTCTCATAATCTCCTCAGATTGCTGATATTCCCGGTAATCCTGGATTTGGGATTGAAGAGCCTGGTTTTCACGTTCTGCTTGTCTTTCGTTATACCCGTCCTTCCAACGACGATAAGCAAGTTCCTGCTGAATGTCGTCTAGTTCTAAGATATTGCCATTTTCATCTTGCACGTGACGGAAGTCTTCTAACGTATACTCAGGGTCTTCCAACTGAACACGCTCCTGCTCTAATTGCTGTTGCAACTGTGCGTATTTGCGTTCAGCTTGTTCAGCACGTGCTACTGCTTCGTTTTTTTCCGAGTTGAGCTGGCGGATACGCCTTTCTGCCGCTGGGCTGGATTTGCCTGGTCTTTTGACTTCTTCTCCGCTTTCATTACCTTCATCATCTCGTTCGCTATCGCCCGAGCTTCCTCGTTCAGAACTTCCATCTTGTTCGGATTTGTCTTCGTCAGTTCCATCACCAGTTTTTTCTGCGTCCTTTGAAACCCTGCTATTATCCTTTGCGTCTTTCTTGACGACCTTTTGGCTCTCATTCCCTGAATCGTCATTATCGTCTGAAGAAGCTTCATCTTTCGGTTTACTTTGATTGGAACCATTTTTCCGCTTTTCGTTCGAAGTTCTTTTGTCGACTTCAGATTTTCCTTCATCTCCGCTGTCAGACTTCTTAGGGCGACCACGGGTCTTAGGGACATCAGCTTTGACCCCAAACTCTTCGTAAAGCTGCTTAGCTTGCTTTTCAATAGAGTCTTGCTTTTCTGCGAAGCCTTGTCCTCCGTCTTGAGTTTCTTTGACCTCTGTTTGTTCATTCATCTATCTCCCCCTGTTGAAGAATTGTGTTTTTATTATCTAAATTGTATCACACTATCGTCTGAAAAGTGAAAAGTCTTTTCTTTTTTTCTTTTTACCACCAAGCGAAAGTTCTGCCTCAAGGAACTTTTCGAGCTGTTCTTTCTTGCTCAACCCTTGGATTTTCCCTGCCGCAGAGTTCTTTATCGACACCCGAGAAAATCCTGTTTTACCAGTGATGTTATATTTCTGAATTGCTTGCCCCATATAACATAGACTGTCCACGGTGTCGCTATACCCGCCCTTGTGGGTAGGCTTCGATGACCAAACGTGTTGCTTTTCGTTCCATTCGTATTCCATTTTCTCCAAACACTCAATAACACGCGTCAGCCTCTCGTCTATCTGCAACCCGACAAACACCCTACGCAAGAAGTTCAATTTGTCCTCAACTCGGTTTGGCTTGCTTAGCACCACCGTGTTAGTAACCCCCTCAATCTCCAATGCCCGTTTATAACTCTCATTTCTAGCACCTCGACGGTGGGCGGCGTCGTGAGGGAGGAAGTGTGTATGAACCTGCCAACCTCTTTCTTTAATCTCTCCGAGGTACCAAGTAACGTCCTCGTTGCGGTTCTCGATATGGTCAAGGACAGTCGGAAAGCCTTTATCGTCAACCTGGAATAGCACGATACTCGTATAGTCGGCAGAACCTAAGTCCCACGCGGTATAGTACTGTCGTGAGCTATCACCCTGCAAGACAGTTACACGCCCCTCGTCCTTCATAATCTTTGTCAACGCACCAAACACCGAACCAGAGTTAGGACTAACCCAACTCGTCATATACTCCTGCTGGTATAAGGCGTCATTACCGTACTTGCTGATAATCTTAAGACGCTCCTGTTCCAAAAAACCGGGTGCCATAAACTGAGCGACCTCTTCCATACCGCAGTGCATATTGTTCGCCAATGCAAACTCAGGGTGAGCCAAGGCAAACTGGTACTCCTCGTAAAAATGGTTCTTGCCACGAGGTGTTGAAATCATCACACGCCAACCACCAGTTTCCGCGAGCATAGCTGTAACCAATTCGATTGAATTAGGATTAAGGACAGCATACTCGTCGAACACCACGCCCATAAGACCAGCACCCACCAACTTGTCGACGTTGTTGATACCGATAAGCTTAATAACGGAGCCATTCGTCAATTCAATCTCAAGCTTAGCCGAGTTCATACGCACTATCATATTCTTCGGTATCATATCAAGGAAGCGGATGCCTTTTGACGTCTGAGCAATCCAAATGTCGTTATACGCTGTCGAGTAGTTGTTAAAACAATACCAATATGTTCCTGGCTTAGTAGTCGCCTCACGGATAAGTAGGTTCCACGAAAACAGAGATTTACCCGCACGACGCGACCAACATAACACGATATAGCGGATACCGTTATCGAACGCCTTTAATATAGCCTTCTGATAGGCTCTTAAGACTATACCTCCGCCAATACGTATAAAATTATTGTTCATCAGCCTTCTTTTTCTCTTCTTCCAGCTCTCTCCAATGCTCATCATTGAGATGACGAGTCAAAGCTCCCTTGGAATAAAGCACCAGCCAGCAATACGGGCAAGGGTGTGCTATATGAGCATTCCCATTCACCTTCTTTTTCATCCCATAACCTCACTTTCTATATACCACACGCCGTCATCGCCCTGTATGGCTTCATATGGGGCTATCTCAGCGTAGTTTTCTAATAAAAGGGTATCTAACCCATCTAGCCTCACTACGTCGGCTACAGCACCGTCTAAATAGTTAAATAGCAGGTCTATAGCTCCAAGGTTGCCACCACGCATAGCCACGGCATAGACATTAGAGGCAAGAACTCGAGCCACGGTATGCTTATCGCGGGTATCACCCACCTCATACGCATATGCCTGCCCGCTCTCACCCACCTCGTCTAGCTCTTTACGCAAGATATGTCCTGGTGAGTTAGTCTCCTCAATGATAACTGGCTCGTCGCCCTGCTTTACCGCCACAGTTTCGTCCTGTACTCGGGTTGGCTCCACGGGCTTGTCGAGTTTCTTTGTGGCGTCAGGAAATATCGTGCGAACGACGGTGCGTTTTATGACTAAAACCCGCTCAGGCTTACCAAGGATACGCTCAAACGCCATTTTCATCGCTTTCACGTCATTCTCCTCACAGCAAACACGTAAAAGTTCTGCCACCACCGCCTGATTCGCACTCATCTCGGAGACTGCTTGACGAAACTCCCGATAATTCATCGGGAGAAAGTCGTTAAAAAAGTTCTGGAGCTTCTTCTTCTGCGCCATAATATTCTTTCCTCAACTGCTCCCCGTACTCGTCCCAGTCGACCCGCAAAAAGTCCTCACCGAATTGCCTCGACAACTCCCTAAAGCCCTCTTGCATTGCATCTACTGTTTCCCTCGTGAGCATATATCTGTTAGCCCCCTCATAAGCATATTTGTATTCTTGATAGGTCAACACGCGACCTTCCTCAATACACATTTTACCATAAGTGTTAGCCTCGCGTAACCACAGCACCCACCCATACATCTGGTATTTGTCGATTGCTGGACGCTCCACCTCGCCCTTAGCTAGCTTAATGGCACAACTGACCGCATAATTAAGCCACGCCTGCTTGTCCGCCAAGATAAGCCGCTTCATATGACCACCGTCAGAGCGTGGGCTGATATACGTATACAGACAAAACCGCACACGGTCAACCAGAGACTGCTCAAAACTCATCGTAGATGGAGCGTTGGAAACCACCTCAATAAAGCCATAATTGGTCGTCTGATACACCTCGCCGCCCTTAACCTCCACCTGGATAGGGTCGCCACTCGCCATCAAGTGGAGCGTACCGTAGTTGTCGTTGTTCTGATTTTTCGCTCCCTTAGCGTCCGCGTCATACAGATAAGTCGTGTTGTCCATATGCTGAGTGTAGAACCGCCCCCAATTCCTACTCAGTGAAAACACGCCCGCCCCGTCGCCTAGCACCTCAGCCAGCCCCTCAGCCAGCGTACTCTTCCCTGTACGGGACTGACCAAACGTGAAAAGTAGCCCGTGCTCACCAATCAAAGCAGACCCTACCGACCAATCCCTGACCGCCTGCTGATGCTCGTCCATCGTCTCATACCATTTCTGCCAAGCTGACGTTGGGGTGTACTCTGGATTGTATGACAGTTGTGAAGACCGAGTAGTCGGATGTAGCAAAAAGCGGGCTTCCGACTCGTCCAACTCCCCTGTATACCCGTCAAGCACCGCATTCCTCATCTCGAAATACCGCCTGTTGTCAAACGTAATCTCTGGGGCATATACCATAAAGTAGTCCCAGAGGGCTTGTTGTCGCTTAGTCGACCAGTTGCTGTCCCTCAGTTGCTGGCACTCCCGCATCGCATCCCGCCAAAACGCTACCTGCTCGCCGCGACGGCATTGCCGCCACCCACCGCCCACCCGGATAGCCAGTCCGTGCTCCGACCGTCTGAGATATAGTGGTGCCTCGGAAAAATGCTCCACCACCCTCTTATAAAACCATTGCAACACGTCCTGGTTGCGTGCCGTTTCGGCAAGTGTCGGGAACTCATCCGCTGTAGTCGCCTCGTCCATCACTCGTTGCCTCCTCGTACCTCCACTGATCTGGCCTGCCTCAGATTCACAAGCACCGTGTCCCCCAGCTTGTAATCCCGCAAGCTGACCCACTCCTTATGGTCGTCAATCGCCCGCCTCAGCCTCTTAAACTCTTCTGTCGTCAAGTGATACACGTCCTTATTCCGCATCACCACAAGCACCCTACTCACTTTAATCCCCTCCTGATATTTGCTTAATTAACTCTAATAGGTAACCTGTCTCAGCCTCGGCTCGCCAACTCCTCACGCATCGCCGTCTGTTTCTCCCGATACTGCCGCTGATACTGTCGCTGGTAAGCCGTCGCCTTCTCCCGATGCGCCTCACGCCACGCTCGCTGGTAATCTCTCGCTTGCTTCACTAGCTTGCTCCGCACCTCCTCAACGTCTGATTGCCCCTCTCTCAGTTGCACCACTCGTATCCGTCCGTGCAAATATAGCCTGACACTCACTCGCACCAACTGAATACTCGGCTCCGATTTCTTTCGGCTGTATCTGAGGATATACTCCCCATTATCTATCACTGCCTTATCGATATTATGTTTGTCGGCAAATTCAATCAATGATTGGTGTTGCTCAACAAGATGTTTCGGTAAAAATTGTTCTTCCATATTTCAATAATAGCATAGTGAGGAGATGTAAGTCAATATATTGACAAAGTTTCAAATTATTCTCCTGGAGAGAGGATAGGAATATATATATGCCTCCTCTCTCCTCCTTTTTTATGCATACCCCCCCATATAGTTTATTATATGTCAAGTATGTTATATTCTATATGTATGCTATATTATACTATCTACTATACTTGACATCCTGTAAAGTCTGTAAAATCTATATATATTTTACTTATATATTTAATTTTTTTTTTTCTTAAAAAAACAAAGAAAAAAAAATAAAAAATTAAAAAAAAAAACTTTATCTTAAATTTCATAAAACAATACATAAAATAAAGTTACTCACCCTTGACATTTTACCCATTATATTATGTTTTATTTACAACACTCACCTATACACAAAAAATACACAAAAAAGTCAAAAAAAGTACACAAAAAGTATTGCATCCATGTAAACACTCTGCTATAATAAAGACAGTTAAGAAAGAAACGGCACAACATCAATCAAGGTGCGATAGTCAACACTTAACGAATAACTATCAAAAATAAGTCAAATGGAAGGGCAAAAACATTATGACTAGAAGCAACATCAAAACTAAAGACGGACGGGTATCAGCGTGCGGGTTTGCGTGCGGGTATATCGAAACGGTAGAGAATGGCTACAAGCACGTAACAATTTGGGCAGAACATGGCGCGTATCATGTGCGGTGGCAACTTGACAAAGGCGAGGTGTACCGCTACTGGACGCGTGAGGGCAACGGCTGGGCGACTTTTGACGTGCTAGCGGATGCACGCGAGCAATATAACAAGGTGAAAAAGGAAGTAGAGAGGTAGAGTGATGACTACACAAGAGTTTCAAGCAATCAAAAAACATCTTAACATTTGGTATGACGATGATGAGCTGCGCGAGATGCTGGACGATACGACGGGCAGAGAATTAGTAAAGGGCGGCTGTTTTGCTTGCTACTATAGTAGCGTGTGGGAAGCGATGGCGGAATGGTACGGCGATAAGTGGGACGCTAGCCGCTACATCTCAACGCGAGCAACTGGACCGTATTGGGGTGATATCGACGGCAAAGACTACTTTATGAAAATGCGGGGGAATAAGCCGTATCTGTGGACGGTTTATGTTGACAAAGTGGCAACAGCATTAGAGAAGATTAAGAGAGAGGGCGAAAAGAATGACTAAGCGCGAAAAGGTGATTCTAGCGGTGATTCTAGTAGTGGCGGCGGTGGTGGTCTATATCGACCACCAGAACACCCAGGAATGTTTGAAACGTGGCGGGGCGGAATTGGTTTGCTATGGTATAAAAGGATAAGAAGAAGAAGAAGAAGAAGAGAGAGGATTTCAGAAAATGAATATTGAAGAGATTGCCAAAGATATGGCGCGGGATGGGTATAACCCAAAAGACGACGGGGCTAATAATAGAGCACTGAAAGAATACCTACAGACGCAAGCGGGACTAGAGAACTATAAAGAGTGGATAACGTCTATGGTTGCGGAGCGATACAATAGCGAGGACGTGGAGGAATCCTTGAAAAGTTGCACGATGGCGGACTGGCTGGACGATATGCTAAACACGCCAGGCGAGCCGATTGCTAAAGATATCCTAGACGACTGGCGTGATAAAGAGATTGTGGCGTGGACACGGATATTAGAAGTGTTAGAGAGCACACACGACAAGGTCAAGGAAGCGGCAGAAGACCCAGATGGCAAGTACTACCTGGAGCTATCGAAAAACCTGGGCACGCTTTACGTGATGGACAACGATGATTATAGCGTGGTTGAGGCGTATGACCTCTGGGCGATTCAGGGCGAACTAGAAAAATACGACAGCGACTGGACAGAGGCGGATTATAGTAGCATTAAAGACGTAGTAAGATAGGAGTTTGTAAAATGAAAAGAATGTTACCAGCACATCAGTTTAAGATTGGGCGTAAGGCATATGGGTTGACGCAAGCCGACGCGGATGAATTGTACATGATTCTTGAGGGAAAGACTTCATACCGACAAGCTCAGGAGTGGGCTAAGGTTGCGCACCCTTATATGTCATCAGAAGTACGTGAGGTACTAGAGGCAATGGCCGAGCGAGAAGCTCAGGGACATAAAGTAATTTATAAACACAGAACTAATTAGCACAGATGATTAAATAAAATTGCCCGCCCGTGGCATAAAACGGGCAGAAGGAGAAACCATATGCAAAAAACTAAAAAGCCGATGAAGTTTATACGGATTGAAGAAGAACTTCTGAACCAGATTAAAGAGGTTGCGGAAAAGATGCACGCGTCTACAACGTGGACTGCAGGCTACTTATTGAGGCAACAGCTTAAGGCAATTGAGCAGGAGAAGACTGATGAGTAAAACTATAGTAATCCACGACGACCGAATTGACATATTAAAAGACGGGTACAACATCATCGAGCGTACAGTTTATCTGAACGGACAAGATTTACTGAGATTGTTAGGCGAGATAGAAGAAACGGAGGAAAAATAAAGCAAAAAAAGTGTTGACAAATTAGAACGAGCTTGATACAATAAGAACATAGCAAAAGCAAAGGCTATAAAGGACATTTCAGCGATTAGACGGCAAAAGCAGTGGAGCGGTAACCACTAATAAAATAACCGCCGAGAGCCTACCCTAATCGCGACCTCACACAACCTAAACTGGAGCTATCAATCCCACATAACAACAACGTCAAGCAATAGCAAGACAGGTTACCGAATGGAAAACCTAGCGACTTGTGCGACAAGGGACGGTTGATGAACTTTAACAACTAGGATAATCAGAGCAAAACGACGCGGTTTTATTCTCAACCGCATAACTGGACTAACAATCAGGTCTCGTTTCATCTATGGATTGTTAGTCTAACTGGCGACATCAAACCTTAAAGTAATTAAACTCACTTAATGATATACACTTGGTGTCGCCTTGCCCCAGTTATGCGGTTGACTTTAATCGTCTTGAATATCGTTTTGCCTTGATTGCTGAGTGCGATGTTTTTTGCCCACCCGTGCATCGTGCTTGGCAATCAGGGTGTTGTAGGCGACTGCGAGCGTCTACAACCTCTGGGTAATATTAAATAACATACTTAAGCAAAGGAGGTATGTATGAGCGTAACTTTACGAGAAGTGCTGGAGTTTAGCGGCTATAAGCCATTAAACAATCGGCAAGACGCGACTTGGTTACTATCAAGACGCAACGAGTTCACAGAGTTGCTAGAGGGGGCTGAGAGCTTGCTAGAAGACTTAGCCGAGCAACAGATAGAAGACGAGAACGACTTAAGAGCCGAGCTGGCGGAAGAATACGCCGAGCGGTCAAGACTAGAGGAGTATTGAGAATGGTAGATTATAGTAAAGAGTTTACATTATCAACTGCACCACAACGGTCGGCTGAGTGGTATAAAGAGCGTGCGGGTAAGCCGTCCGCGAGTATGCTTGCCGAGTTATTCGAAACTAAGCGAGATGGCACACCTACTGCTAAGGCTAAGGAATATCTGAAGAAGCTAGCGTTTGAGCGACGTTTTGGAGTTACTTACAATAGTTTTCAGACCAAAGCTATGGCAGACGGCGTGTATTTTGAAGATTTCGCTAAGCTGGTGTACCAGAAAGACACTGGCAACAAATTGTCTGAGGCGTTTTCTTACATATCAGATTGGTTCGTCGCAACACCAGACGCAAATGTAGTCGAGGCAAAGACCTCAAAGAAAGGGCTACTTGAATGCAAGGTGGTTGGCGATAATACCTTTATGGATGTTATGGAGAATGGAATACCTCACAAGCACGAATTGCAAGTTCAGGGTCAAATGATGGCTTCTGGAGTTGATTGGGTAGATTACATAGTGGTCAACCTTAAAACTCAGCATTACATCATCATACGTATCGAGCGGAATGACGAGCTCATCAAGCAGATTTACGAGCGATTGCACGAGCCGCTAGATTTGCCAGAGTTATCCGACTTAGGAGCGAAGAGTTTTGACCCAGAATTGCTCACACAATATATGAATAATAACCAAGGTATCACTAAAAATGAAGAAGTAGTGATACCAGATGATATAGGATTTTAGAAGATATGAAAATTGACGTAACACACATCTCGCCAGTTTACCCTCTCGGGACGACTGACGGGACGACATACACAATTGTTCCGAGGAGATGAAGATGAAGAACACCTTAACCAAAATCTGGTGGAGTTTTCTTGTGTTTTTGCTTATCGTAACAATCAGAGGCTTTTTCATTAGCGTTGGGCATAATTACCCCGTAGAGGAGAAGCTATCCGAGAAAGACCTTTTCTTAATGGCAACGAAAGACTGCTATAAACAATCGGCGTCCACTTTAGGTCTTGAAGAGAATAACCCGATTGTTGTTGAGTATTGCGGTTGCTATGGCAACACGATGGGGCAAAAATATAATGGTATGACCAAACGAGAGCTTGTGTCGCACACGCAAGAGTTTATAAAAATTGGAGAGCAATGCGCCGCTGACGTAAGCTCAAGGTATCAACAATATCAATAAAGAAAGGATTACGATATGGCACAATTAACATTTGTACTTGGACGAAGTGGAACAGGTAAAAGTTCATCTCTAAGACATCTTAAGAAGGCTGACAGCGTTGGTTACATCACCGCAACTGGCAAGCCACTGCCGTTCAAAAACGATATCCCACAATTTCACGCTAAGAATTATGGCGAATTGGCGACAGTCATTAAAAAAAGCACTAGCTCTATTATAGTAATCGATGACTTCAACTACTTTATGAGTTTTGAAGAGTTTTCGAAAGCTAACATTAAGGGATACGACAAGTTCACCGAGATGGCAGTCAACGTGGTCAATATCATCGAATTGATTACGAAGAAAGAGACAGCCCAGCGTTTTTATATCCTGGCTCACAGCGAGCAAAACGACGAGGGCTTATTGAAGTTGAAAACAACTGGTAAAATGGTAAGTGATAAGTTCGTTCCTGAAGGATTGACAAATCAGGTAATCGAAACAGCAGTTATCGACGGTGAGTTCGTCTTTAAGGTGAGGACTGATGGTACAGGTATTAAAACACCACTAGGAATGTTTGAAACCGATACTATCCCGAACGACCTTAAAGAGTTGGACAAGGCAATAGTAAACTTTTATAAATAAAGGAGGACAATATGTCAGAAGAAGAAAAGTTGCAGAAAGAGTTATTAAAAGAATTAGAGAATAACGACGTCAAGGTCGCAAAAGACAAAGTTGCTAAGATGAAAGAAAACATTATGAAAAGTGGTAACGGTCAATGGCTTGGACTTGGCATTCACGAAGTTACAGTAGACAAGATTGAGTTATTCCGTGCAAACACAGGTACTTTAGGTATGAAGTTCATCGTTAGTAACGCCGATGGTAAGTCTGAAGTCAAAATGTATTTGACTCAAAATACGTTGCCATTTGTTATTGAGAGATGTAGCCGATTGGTCGTTCATAACGTTGAACAAGACAAGAAGGATAGTGCTCGTAACTTTATGAGCAACATTCTTAGTTCTAAAGAGTTATTTGACACAATGACCAAGATGATTGACCAACGCAAAAAAGCAAAGAAAGAGTTTACTTGCTGGTTGTCTATAAAAGAAAGTAAAACTGAGACCCACACCAATGACAAGGGCGAGGAAGTTCCTAATAAAGAGTATTCTTTGTTGGGCTACAAGCCAAAGGAAGACGCTAAGGCTACTGTTGAAGAGATGTTAGACGACAGCGAAGATGTAGACCTCTCAGAAGTTCCATTCTAAGACTAAATGTAAGCGTATAGCCCGCATCACGGGCAACTTGGGATAATCTATTCGTTCTTTTATACCTTTGCACCCAGGTTGCCTATTATGCGGGCTATATAAGGAATAATATGCTAGAACGGGATTTTAAGAGAAAAGAGCAAGAGAAGTTAAAGGAAAAAGGCTGGGTTATCATTCAGTGTGTAGCGAGTCCAGGAGTACCGAAGTGTTTTCCCGACACAATACTACTAGCACCGAATGGATATCATTGCCTCATCGAATGGAAGAAAGGTAAGAACGCAAAGAGGCAACCACTTCAACCATACTGGAACGCTAAGTTGAATGGTATGAAGCACGACACTTTTTTCGCCGAGCCAGAGAACATTCAAGAAATATTAAGTGAGATATTAAAGAAAGGAAGTTTATGAGTTTTTCGCTATACCCATCTCAGGAAGACTACCTCAAGAGGTTAGGGAATAAGCCATACATATTCGCTGGGGTCGGCTCTGGCAAAACTCTTATGGCACTATTCAGAGCATACCGCACAGGTTCACGCAAAGTCTTAGTTATTTGTCCAGCATCTGTCCGCGATACCAAAGTTTGGGAACTCGACCTTGAGAAATCAGAGTTAGAGTTCGACGACTTCCAGGTCAAGGGTTACAGTTTTTTGCAGAAGTTCAAGGATATCGACTTCTCAGAGTACAAAGACTACTACATTATCATCGATGAGGCTCACAAGATAAAGAATAGCCAAAGCAAGCAAGGTCTGGGAGCATTTTACTTGTGTAGATTGACCGAGCGGGGTTATTCACTTCTAAGCGGTACGCCGATGAGTAAATGGGCAGACGCAGTGAATTATGCTAAGATTACAGGGTTAGTCAAAAATAAGACAGAATTCTATAACCGATATGTCATTGAAACCAGAGTTAAAGGTTACCCAGAAATAGTCGATTATGTGCACAAAGATGAGTTGGTCAAATGGTGGAATAGTATAGCTCTTAGAGGTCGCTCAGAAGAGTTTGTGGAGCTACCAGAGAAACAAGTCATTCGCGTCGATATACCAATCAAGCGAAAAGAATATGTCAGTATGCTAAAGACATATATGACAGAAGATGGAGAAGTACTCGACAGCCCTTCGAAATTGACTTGGGCATTACGCCAATTTGCTGAGGTGGCACCTGAAAAGATAAATTGGACGGTTGAGAAGATTGAAGGATTAGACAACTGTTTGGTATTCGTCAACACCGTGAATGCGATTGAGAAGTTGAGCGAGGCATTGAAGAAGAAGGGTATTAAGCACGGCGTTTGGTACGGAGCTAAGAAAGACAAGTTTACAGACCAAAACGTGATGATTGTTCAATACCAATCTGGTGGTACTGGCTTAAACTTACAGAAGTTTAGCACTACTATCTTCTTAAGCCCTTGCTACAGTTTTATCGACTACTCACAAGCAGAAGGTAGGACATACAGAAACGGTCAATCGAAACGATGTGTGTTTTATCAACTGAAGTCGCAACATACAATTGACACGGCAATCTATAAAGCATTGAATGCGAAAAAAGACTTCGATAATAACTTAACTAATTTGGACGACAAGACTATAATAGAATTATTAAATGGCAACGCCTAGGAGGGGAGTAAATGTTTATTTTAATCTGGATAATAATTGTCATGTTCTTGCTAATTTTCGTAGCAATCTCAGAGTACGAAATCGCTAAGCAAGACAAAGAATGGCTAAAAGAGTTCAGGAAGGATGATATATGGAAAAAGGAGGAAAAGACGTGGAAAGAGAAGTAGCACAACCTTATTACGAAGATGATTATCAATCATTGGATGAAATGAGTACTATCGACCTTCTAGAAATGAAGGAGGGTGCATTAAACGACCTGAACGAGAGCGAACACACTATTCATCGTATAAATCAGACATTAGCTAGTCGTG